GTACTTACTTTGTCCATTGCACTTTTAACTTCAGAGTATTCAGACATAAGTTTATCTAAACATCCATCAGCATTTGCTTCCCAAGGTTTTCTAAATTGAAGAATCTCAGTGCCATCTTGTGTGATGTACTTTAAACGATTACCTTGTTTAGTTAACAAGCCTGATTTCTCAAACAAGTCTACTAGTCCTGAGTATGGATTCATACCTGTCTCGTAAGGAATCTTCACTTGCACACCCTCGAAAGGTTTTGCATAACGAGTCTTCATTACTTTACAGCCTGCACGAATACCTCTTACTTCTGAAATCTTATTGCCTGATGCATCTTCTTTCAGTTTCATTTTCTTCATTGCTACTACAATACTTGATGCATAGATAAAGCCTTGACCGCCTGATATTTTATCATCAGGGTCAAACATATCTTGCGATGCATAAGTGTGATTAGTTGCAACAAGTCCAACGTTGTAACTTCCGAACATGTTAACAGAGTTTCTTACTAAAGATGTAAGTGCTTTGGGCTTACGACCCATGTCACCTTTCATATCACCTTTATTAAACTGATCAACATCTGTCGGTGTTAACATCATACCTAATGAGTCAATTACAAAAAGAACTTTCGGACGTTCACCGTCTTCCATTGCTTTGTAATCTTGCATAAAGGTTGATATAGTTTTTGCTACATCGTCAATCATACTCATACTAAGTTTAAGTAACTTTTCTGGGCTAGTATCAACTTTCAAGGCTTGTAGCCATGCTTCGTCAAGGGCGTTCTCTGTGTCGATTAAGACTACAAAGATACCTTGATCTTGTGCTGATTTAACTATGTTGCCTGCGGCAAAGTATGATTTACCTGCGCCTGATTCACCTGCGAACACAGTTACTTTACCTAGAGGAACACCTTTTTCAAAGTCTCCTGAGATAAGATAATTGAGTGCGTATGAGCCAGTACTGATCCAGTCAGTTGGATCGTGAAATCCTATCGACAAGCCGTCGATGGATTTGGTTATGTCTTTCCTAAATTTGGAAACGTCAAATGGTTTTGCCAAAATAAACTCCTATTGATTTGATTGCTTGTTATTAATTCTACTAGAGTTAGATGTCTTTTGCAAGATTTCTGGGCAGGCTTCTGCCATGTCGTCCAAATCATAATCAGCAGGGTAATGTCTCAGTGCCGCTCTCGCCCTATCTCTGATAAGACTCGGTACACGTGGAGTTTTGCCTGGATCGCAAAGTTCTTCTAATAATTTCTTCCCTTGTTTAAGGGCTCTAAATCTTTCGTCTGGTAGTGTCATTGTATTCTCCTACAAAATGGGGGAAGTTGCCCTCCCCCAGACTAGCAACTCTTATGAATTGCTTTGTCTTGCACGAATCATTGCTAGAATGTCTTGTGCTTTATCGCTTGATGGTTCAGCAGTTTCTACAGGCGCCGCTACTGGAGTCTCTACAGCGGGTGCTGTTTCAACTACTGGGGTAGCAACTGGGGCAGATGTTTGAGCAACGGGCGCCGGGGCACTTGAAGTTGATTCATCTACTTTTTCTGCATTTGCAGGTGCATCTACGCCGAATGGACGATAGTATGCACCCCATTTGTCAACATCGTATGGACGACCATCTACTGATGCCTCGAACATTTCTTTGATGACACGTAACTCTGACTCACTTGGCTTCTTAGGTAAGAAGTCTGCTAAGTTGAATAGACCATTCGCTTCAATAGCCGCTTGTTCTACATCAGTTAGAGCAGATTCTTTTCTAGACCATGAAGATGTTGAATAATCAGCATACTGACCTTTCGTAGTTTTTCTGATATTAAAATCAAGACCACGCATTAAGTCAGTTGGTAATTCTTCGATCTCTGGATCCATCAATGAACTTTTGATAGTTTGAAAGATTTGAGGTGAAATAACAAATCTACGAATAGGATTCGCGGGAGTGTTGTCTTCCCCAATTGGGTTTTGACGTACAAAGCCTTGAAAGATGTATGAACGTTTCTTCCAGTATTTGTTTGCCATTTCTTTTAAAGTTTCGTCTTTATACCAAGGACGAACCTCTGCAAGAACGGGACAGTTCTCACCGAACATTTCTACGCACGGTACTTGAACTGTTACTTGTCTCACATTTGGATCACCTTTCACGCCATTAAACGGAAGTTTAATAACTTGTCTCTCTATCCAAAAGAACGAATTGCTTGGATCCGCATCGGGTAAGAAACGTAGTGAGCAAGATGCTCCTTCGTCCATTTTCCAATGAGGGAATATCGCTCCGTCAGATGCTGGATACTTAGATCCGGATGATTTATTTTCTTGTGCCGCGAGACGGGCACGGATGTCTGCTAGACTGGCCATAATGATTTCTCCTGTAATATATGCCTAATTATAGTTCTATATGTGTTGTCGCAAGACCGAAGTCTCACTAGTTTAGTTTAAGAGATAAATCTCTAACACATGACTCTATTATACACTAATAAAGTCCTTTGTCAATGTATATTTATGCCTAATTTACCCATTTGTAAAAAAGTTATACAAAGAGTGCGATTCCCATATGCTAGGGACTTGAGTAACAACAATCTCTGTGATCAAATGATAGGTGAGTATTAACACTCTTTTTCGATTCCCAAAACATAAATACTAGTGCGAACTAAACTTACGATAAGGAAACGATAATATGCATTTGAAACATATGAGAATCGCACTAATTTTATTTAGTGTGGTATTTGCCAGCCAAAATATTTCTGCTCAGGCTACTGGCACCTGTACAGCAGGCACTCAGTATTGTGAAGCAAGTACTAGTAATGATACTACTAATACAACCACGACCAATACTTCTACTAACACCTCTACTAACACCAATAACAACACCAGCACGGCTACTAATACTAATAACAACACTAGTACTGCTACCAATACCAATACCAATAATAATACTAATAATAATACCAATAATAACACTAATACCAACGCCAACACTAACACTAATACCAACAGTAATACCAACAACAACACCAACAACAACACCAACAATAATACCAACACTAACGCCAATACTAACACCAACACTAGCACCAATAATAATACTAATAACAACACTAGTAGCAATACTAATAACAACACTAGTACCAACAGCAACACCAACAGCAACAATAATAATACTACGTATAGTGGGTCCAATAATAATACCAATAATAATACCAGTAACAACACTAATACCAATAGTAATACCAACAATAACACCAATAACAACACCAGTACCAATACCAATAATAACACTAATAACACAACCAGTAATAACACCAACAATAATACTAACGATAGTACCGTAAATAGTACTTCCAATAACACTAACACCAATAACAATAACAACACTTCGGATATTAATCAGAATGTTAATAGTAATAGTAATTCTACCTCGAATAATACTAATAACAACAATAATACCAATGACACAACCTCAAACAACACCAATAACAATAACAACACTTCTAACTCAACTAGTGATTCTAATGTAACGACTAATAATAAGTCAGAGAACAAAAACGATAATACTAACACCAACAATAACACCAACATAAACAAAACTGATCAAACTATTAAACAAGAGATCACAACTAAGGCACCACCAGCAAGTGCGATTGCACCGAGTATCGGGTCTAGTTATTCACAAGACTTATGTACAACAGGTGTGTCAGGAGCGTTTCAGGGTCAAGTATTCGGTTTATCAGGTGGTAAGTCTGTTAGAGATATGAACTGTGAAAGAATTAAATTGTCCAAAACAATATATGATATGGGTATGAAAGTAGCCGCAGTATCATTAATGTGTCAGGATCCTAGAGTATTTCAAGCAATGGAAATGGCAGGAACACCTTGTCCGTACATGGGAACAATTGGTCAACAAGCAACTGAAAAATGGGAAAATGATGAGCAAAGAAGACCTGATTCTAAGAAAGGTGCTAAAAGTAAAGTTCTAAGTCTATTCAGTTCTGATAAAATTGATGTTGATGAGATATCAGTCGATGATGATGGCGTTGCTTACATAGAAAAATGTACTAGACCGGACTTTAAAGGGAGACGTAAAACTACTGAAAGTTGTGAGGCAGAATGGCACGATTCAAAATAATATCGGCATTATTACTATTAGTATCATCTAGTTTAGTCTTAGCCCAGACCGCCCCTAATTACGGCTCGTCTAATGCAGATGGTACCAATACTATCTATAACACAACAAATAACTATGGTCCTTTATTCAATCTGTATGATCAATACTATGACGAAAATGCTGTTGATAATAATGGCGTAACTAAGTGCGGTGGCAATAACTCCGGTGTTGATGACAATGGCTGTTGGAACGGGTCTTTTGAGGCTGGTGTCGCAGAGTTTGGTTTTTCT